CACAAACTATAAACAATCTATGCTTAGAAATATGACTAAACATAAGATTGAAAGAATTATTAATGATTTTAAAAATCAAGAATTAGGCGATGATGTAAAAGAAGGTATATTTGACTTTTTTGGCGGCGATGAGCCAGAAGTAAATGATAAAGGATTCCCTTATTATACCGGAGATGAAGAAACAGACTTGCCTGTAGTGATTTATATATTAAAAGCCTACAAAGGCAGCGAAGATAAAACTTTAAGATATCTTGTTAAAGAATTAAAATATCCTCACGTACGAGCTTCTCTTTATCTCATTAGAGCACAAACTCCAGGTGTAGATACAAAATATCCTAAGTTTAAACCTGTAAAGCCTCAGTCTAAAAATGATAATACAACAACTATTGCTCAAAAGATTGGCTTAGGTAATCGTTACGAATCAGTAAGCGAAGATGCTACTGCTGGTGCTACTACGTCTGGCAATATTGCTTCTGTTGCTAATCCTAATATGGCATACGCTAAACCTAAAAAACGCGGCAAATATGGCGCACCAAAAGCCCCACAAAAGAAAAATCCAGATGGTACTGCTAAAAACGCATTAGACGACAACACTGGACTAATGTCAGGCAAACCAGTCAAACGCTAATCTAAATCTACGTTCTTTGATAAATACATTTATAATACGTATTGGAGAACGTCTCAATGAGAAGTAAGGATCTTAAAGAAGGTCATTTAGGACATATGGCAGATCGTGTCGAACAGGATCACGAAGTTCAAATGGCTCGAGCTCAACTATACAAGTTGGCAAAATATTCAATTAAATTACACGAAATGCTAAAGTCTGTTTCTGAAGAGCAGGGACTTATGGGGTGGCAGCAAGCAAAGATTACTAAAGCATCAGACTATATTAGTTCTGTTTACCATGACCTGGATTATGAAATGAAGTTTGAAAGCGGCATGGTAGAAGGCGTTGAGATGTGTCCAGAAGAGTGCTGCGGTAAACCAGTTACTGAATGTAAGTGTGGACCAGAATGCCCACATTGCGATTGTTACTCCAAGAACACCGCAATGAAAGAAGGCAAGAGCCCGCATAAAAAAGGTACTAAAGCATATAAAAAACACATGGCAGCAATGCACGCTGGTATGAATGAATACAAAGATGAGTTGTCTAATATGTTAGAAAGAACACTAACTAAAGGCGAGTCAAAAAAAAAGAAAGGTATGTAAAAGGAATGAAGAAGGCTAAAGGCGATTTTAAAGATCGTTACGGCAAAGACGCAGAAGCAGTTATGTACGCAACAGCAACTAAAATGGCAAAGAAATAATATGGACTTTAACAGAATGAGCGCAATGATGAAGGAACTTATTCCTTCGGATCCACAAGCAGATAAAGCTGCATTATTACAGATGGCAAACGCACCTGTACAAAATGTTCCACCAACTAAAGATTATGTAAACGAGAGTGCAGAAGTTGCGCCAGGTAGTTTACCAATTGGTGATTTAGATTTATCAGGATTGGCTGCGTTGGCCGGTGTTGCTCATACTCCAAAACAAGTTGTAGTTGAAAAAGAAAAACCACTAAGAAAATCACTTATTCCAGGATTACAAAAAACATCAGACAAAGTTGAAGACGAAGGTTCTCCTGCTGTTGTACAAGCCGCTATTAGAGCTGCTATGGGAGGTGAAGTACTAACAAGTGTACAGAGAGATGCTTTTGCTCCTTACGCTGAAATGTTAGATAAAATTTTAAGCAAACCGTCTTTAACAAATATGTTAAATAATATTATGGTATTAGCAAACAAAGCAGATATCAAAAAAGACGACGATAAAGAAAAAGAAGAAACTAAAGAATCTATCGCAAGTATGCTACGGAAGCAACTTGCTTCTCGCAATACTTAGGAGCCCAAAAATGTCAGATATGAGAAAGTACTTAGATTTATTAAATGAATCAGTAGAAACAAAAACACAAGAAAAGAAAGAGCCTAATCCACTACTTGAAGGCAAGTATGGACCTCACTCTTCAAACTTAGACGATGCTATTGATTCTGCTTTAGCAGCATTAGGTGACGATCCTACTATTGAAGAAATTTATGCTCAAACAGATCCAATCCGTAAAAACTCTGACTTAGGTGGTTGGTTCTCTACAAGCGATTATAGAGAAAAGCAAGCACTAGGTGTTATTGCTGAGAAACTAGGACTACCAGGATTATATAGATCAAAAGGTAAAGGCTTTGTATCTAGCGAGAAAGAAAAAGATGAAGATGGTCGCGAAACTGGTCGTTATTTAAGCAGTACCGGTGCTTCAGATCGTGACGTTGAAGTACTTGCTAAAAAAGGTTACTTAACACAAAAACAAGCATCTACATTGGGCGTAGCAGAATTGTTTGGTAAGAGACTTTGGGGCAAGGACGATAGCGAAGAATATAAAGGCACTAGAGATGCTAATACTTCTGCTAAAGAACAAAGAAGTATGAAACGTAAGTTTAAACGTTTCTTAGAACTAGTTGCTAAAGCAAAAAACGATACCAAAGAAGCAGATGAGAGTATTACATTTGAATCTAAACTAGTTTCACAAATCTATAGATCTTTACTAAGAGAAGGTCTAACTGACGAGGAACAAAAAGAACTAGATGCGTTAGCAGACGAACTTGCTAAGTTTAAGTTTAGTGATGAAGCATTTGGAGAGAAAGTACTACAAGCAGTACAAGATTACGAAGACTGGTCCGACGAGCAAATGGACACTAAACTTGACAAGGCTGCTCAAGACCAAGCAGATATGGAAAAACAATACGACAAAGATTATCCTGCTGAGTCTGGTTCATTAGAAGCGTTCTTAAAGTCAGGCAAGAAGAGTATTGAAAACAACCCAGAAGAGAAGAAAGCACTAAAAGAACTACAAGAACTATATAATAAGTTAGGTTTTGATAGTGGTAAGCCAGATGGTGTATGGGGGCCAAAAACTAAAGCGGCTACTGAAGAATTCCAAAAGTTTATGGGATTAACTGTAGATGGTCAGCCAGGTCCACAAACTATTGGTGCTGCTCTAAAAATTAAAGACTTTGGTAACATTAAAGAATTTAAAACCGACCTTGACAAGATGGTTGAACTTATTGGTAAAGGCGGTAAGATTTACATACCTAAGAACGGTGACAGCGGCGGCGAAATGGACGTTACTGATTTATTTCCTAACGGTATAGTTGGTGATTGGGATCAAGATGGTGCTATTACTGCGTTTGACAGAGAATCTGCACTTAAAAAAGGTAACCCTCGATACAAAGTAAACAAAATTAATGTTGAACCTAAAACAGACAGCATAGACTTTAGACATTTAATGAGTATTGTTGAAGGTAAGATGTTGTTTGAAGCACTTTCGGCAGATGAACAAAAACTATTAATGGACTTATACAACAAGCACAAAGATAAGTTTGATACTGCTCCGGAAATGTTTAAGGATTCTATTGACACAATTAAAGGTGCTATCACAGATCAAGAGCCTAGCACAACTGATGATAAAGCAGATGATAAAGCAGATGATAAAGACAAAGAAGAAAAAACAGACGCACAAAAATTTGAAGATGTGAAAGCTGCTAGTGAAATTGCTGATGCTATTCACGAAGCAGGCGACGGCTGGTTGTTTGGCTTTGGAACTGACGAAGAGGCAATGGTAGCACTACTAGGCAAAATTAAAAGCGCAGAACAATATACTCAAGTAAATGACATATTTAAAGAAAAATATGGCGAGTCTGTAAGAGAATATGTAGAAGGTGAATTTAGTTTTGGAGACGAATCAGATGTTATTCAAATGATTAACAAATGGACTTCAGGCAGTAATACTTCAACAGAGGCTGTTATTGTTATGTTAGCAGATCAAGTACACGACGCAGTTGACGGAATTGGCACTGACGAAGAACAACTTCTTACTGCTCTTGCTAAACTTAAAAATAATGATTGGAAGGCATTTAGTGATTATTATAAACAAAGATATGGCGCTGATGTATTGCAAGATATAAAAGGCGATGTAAGTGGAGAAGAATTAGAGCAAGTAAATGGTATTCTTGCTAAGTTTGGTGTTAAAGTAGGACCGTTTACACAAGGCAGCAAAGTAGACGCAGCACTAGGCAAAAAAATAACTTACAAAGTAGGCGATCCTATTACTGCTGAAATACAAACTAAACTTAAAAAATTAGGTAAAGATGCAGGAATGATCGGTGAGCCATTAACGGCAGACGATGTTAAAGCACTAAATGGAGAAGGCACTGACCCACTACCAAACGGTACACCTAAGACTAAGAGTACTGTAGGTATGGACGACGGTACTGGCGCATTTGGGGACGCAGGAATAAAATAATGAATGTATTTGAAGTTATAAGTACACAGCCTCTTAAAGAATTTAAGGTTCCTGGTGATAATTCTCAACCCTTTATTACCGACGAGCGTTTAAAAGAATTAGGTTTTGATAAAGAAAAAGGTGCTGGCATTTTTAGACCTTACGGTACTGATAACACTCCTTGGGTATATTCAGCACAATCTGTTAAAGGATTGTTAGAAGAAGCCTTAGGTATTTACAAAAAATACATGATTTCAGATGTAGGAAACTTTGTTAGTAACTTATTTAAAGATGAAGATCGCGAAGAAAAGTTTCAAAATAATTTTTTTAAATATCTGTCAACTAAAGGAAAACGTGACTGGGAAGGTGCCAAAGAAATTCTTAAACACGCAGATACTAAAAGCAATCCAAAAATAACCCATGCAGAAGCATTAGGAATCATGCTTAATTATATTTTATTGATAGCTAAAAAAATGGGTTCATAACCAATTATCTTAAAAAACACTTGACATTCGTCTAAATATATCATATAATATACACTAAACTACAACAGGAGGATACTATGGGTAGTCGTACCTACGGTGCTGATGAAAAGGCAAAACTTGAAAGACTAGTAAAAGAAGGCGTTATCGTATTACAGGAAGTAGAAGATTTACAAACAGGCTTAAAAGAAACAGTTAAGGCAATAGCAGAAGAAATGGATATTAAGCCAAGCCTAATTAATAAAGCAATTAAGATTGCTAAAAACCGTGACTGGGAAAGTCACGCAGATGCTTATGATGATTTGGAAACACTTATTGCTACACTAGGTTACGATAAGTGATAGAAAAAATTAAAGCATTTTGGTTACACAGTTACAAAACAGATCGTGTAGCATTTACATTTGAACTAATTAGTTTCATAACAACAGTATATGCTAGTCTTACACTAGCATTTACAGCAGATAATCCTAATATGATAGTTGTATACCCTGGATTCTTTATAGGGTCGCTTACGGGCGTATATGCGTACTACAGGCGTCACTTAGCGTGGCCTATGTTGCTAACAGCATACTTTGCCGTAGTAAACGTATTCGGATTTGGTGTAGCCATTGGTTGGTGGTAATAAATATTATTACGCTCAATGACATTTGTCGAGCAAGAATGAAGGTTAAGTTGGCCACAAGCAACAAAGGAGAATTGAATGCCATACGTAGACGCGATGTTCGATCGCGATCAGGATATTATTCGTGTCGTTGAAAGACGTGACGGAAAAAGACATTACACAGAATATCCTGCGAAATATACTTTCTATTATAAAGATCAAAAAGGCAAGTACAAAAGTGTGTACGGAGATCCCCTCTCACGTATAGTTTGTAAAAATACAAAAGACTTTCGTAAGGAAGTTGCTATTAACAAAGACAAAAGCCTTTTTGAAAGTGACATCAATCCAATCTTTCAGTGTTTAAGTGAAAACTATCTTAATCAAGATGCTCCTAAACTAAACATTTTGTTTTGGGACATCGAGACGGACTTTGACCCGGAGCGTGGATTTGCTCCAGTTGAAGATCCGTTTATGCCTATTACTGCTATTACTGTATGTTTACAGTGGATGGACTCAGCTCTCATTACACTTGCTGTTCCTCCTAAAGGCTTGCCACTAGAAGAAGCACAAGCAATGTGTAAGAATCGCTGGGGTGACGAAGTAATACTATTTCCAAACGACGAAGATGGTGAAGGTGAAAAGCAGATGCTACTTGCTTTTCTTGATTTGCTTGAAGATGCTGATATCCACAGCGGCTGGAACTCAGAAGGTTATGATGTTCCGTATACTGTAAATCGTATGCAACGTGTACTAAGCAAAGACGATACAAGACGCTTTTGCTTGTGGGGTCAGTTGCCTAAGAAACGAGAGTACGAAAAGTTTGGTAAGACTTCTGAAACATACGACTTTGTTGGTCGTGTACACTTAGACAGTCTTGAACTTTACCGCAAGTACACATACGAAGAACGACACACTTATCGACTAGATGCTATTGGTGAACTAGAAGTAGGTGAAAACAAAACAGTTTATGAAGGCACACTTGATCAGTTATACAACAATGACTTTGAAACGTTTGTAGAATATAACAGGCAAGACGTTGCCCTACTTGACAAACTAGATAAGAAACTACGTTTTATTGACTTGTCAAACGAACTAGCACACGCAAACACTGTACTACTACAAACAACAATGGGTGCTGTTGCTGTTACTGAACAAGCAATTATCAACGAAGCACATCACAGAGGACTACAAGTTCCTAACAGACCTAAACGTGATGACGAGAATACCCAAGCCGCAGGTGCGTATGTTGCGTTTCCTAAAAAAGGACTTCACAAGTGGATTGGCTCAATGGATTTGAATTCGCTGTATCCGTCAGTAATTCGTGCTTTGAATATGGCGCCTGAAACTATTGTAGGACAAATACGTCCAGACATTACTGAAGGACGTATACACGAAGATATGACTCTTAAGAAAAAGTCATTTGCTGGCAGTTGGGAAGGACGCTTTGGTACAGAAGAATACGAAGCAGTTATGGAACAACGCAAAGACATTGCTCTAACTGTTGATTGGGAAGATGGTCGTGAAGATGTATTAAGCGGTGCTGAAATATATCAACTTATTTACGACAACCATATGCCGTGGATGCTAAGTGCTAACGGCACAATATTTACTACAGAATTTGAAGGAGTGATACCTGGTATCTTAAAACGCTGGTATGCTGAACGAAAAGACTTACAGAAACAACTTAAAAAAGCAAAAGAAGCAGGCAATGATATTGAGGCTGCATTTTGGGACAAACGTCAGTTGGTTAAGAAAATTAATCTTAACTCTCTTTACGGGGCCATTCTTAATCCTGGTTGTAGATTTTTTGACAAACGCATAGGTCAGTCAACTACACTAACAGGCAGACAAATTGTTAAACACATGAGTGCCGAAGTAAACAAAGTTATTACAGGCACATACGATCACGTAGGTAAAGCAGTTATTTACGGTGATACTGACTCTGTATACTTCAGTGCTTGGCCAGTGCTTAAAGATGATGTTAAGGCAGGCAACTTAGATTGGACAAAAGAAAAATGTATTACATTGTACGATCAAGTATGTGAACAAGCAAATACTACATTCCAAGACTTTATGGCGCAAGCATTCCATTGTCCAAAGACACGTTCAGATGTTATTGCGGCAGGTAGAGAAATTGTAGCACAGTCAGGCTTGTACATTACTAAGAAGCGTTATGCGGCACTAGTAATTGACAATGAAGGCTTTAGAACAGACATAGATGGCAAGCCGGGCAAAGTAAAAGCAATGGGTCTTGACTTAAGACGTTCGGACACACCTGTGTTTATGCAAGAGTTTCTTAGCGAAGTACTGCTTATGGTACTAACTGACAAAGAAGAAAAAGAAGTACTAGAACGTATTACAGAGTTTCGTAAGGACTTTAAAGAACGTCCTGGTTATGAAAAAGGCTCGCCCAAACGTGCTAACAAGATTGGACATTACCAGCGACTAGAACAAAAGCAAGGCAAGGCAAATATGCCAGGCCACGTAAGAGCAAGCATCAACTGGAATACACTAAAACGTATGAACGGTGACAAGTACTCGCAAGAAATTGTAGATGGTATGAAAGTTATTGTTTGTAAACTCAAACAAAATCCACTAGGCTATACAAGTGTAGCATACCCTACAGACGAACTTCGTTTGCCCGAGTGGTTTAAAGAACTTCCATTTGACGATAGTGCTATGGAAGAAACTATTATTGATAACAAGTTAGACAACCTCATCGGAGT